ATACGAACTCTAACCAACTCAAAGAATAATCCAACAATATATTACTATATTTGGTTATTCAGCGGTTTGTTAGAAAGTGCAATAGTCGCCAAACGATCGTTCTACCATTCATCATACTCGATGATATCATCGTCTCCTAGATCTATAATACCACGTGGTCCGCTCTCAGTCAGGTTTAGGGATGCCACCATTCTGTCAATATGCTCAGATAATCCTATATCGAACTTTAGCTCACTTGCTCCTATTGCCTCTTGGAGTGTTGTGGGTTGATTTGACTGCACAGATTCATCTATCAGATTGTTTGTGTACCACTCAAGACCGGAGAATAGTTTGTCTATGGAATTGTCAATGATGTGCGTCAGGTTAATATCACTTGGATCAGGGGCGGGGGTAGACTCTGGCTGCCTCAAGTATTTATATTTGACACGTTCTCTGACTTCCAACTCATTCGAGATTGCCTCAATACTTCTGATGCATATCAATCCGTGGGCCATCATTTTATGAATTTCATCAAAGAGGTAGCTGATCAATCGGTAGATTCGAATAGTCCTTGTGATACGAGCAGGTGCCTTCTTTCTAGACGTCATTAGATTGTGACAATATGTTACACCATATGCATAGTTATCATCTCTTGCTGCCAATACCAAAAGTTTGATTGCTAATGTTAATTCCTGCTGATGTGACGACAGTTTATGCCTGGGTTGCGCAGCGAGCTCACTCAATCGATCCATGATCGATCCATGACCTGATGTGACAAATTGACGACAAAATGTATGCAGCCCCAGTACGATGTTACACCATGTTCTAATCTCCTGCAATGGGTGGTGGATCTTGAAATATTTCAGCAATGATTCATCGCACTGTAATATATCTATTGACCAGATGGCTGCTCGCTGTTCTATCATTGCGTTTACGTGTTTCTCATGAAACGGCCTTGATTTCTCGCTGACGTTTCCTATTTGTGGAAGCGAGATGGTCGTGTAGACAGTATGTGTATTCACCCGGAAAAATCGCGCCTTTGTCTCAACAAGAGATTTGCCCCTGTCCTGGAGACAGTCGTACGCAAATTCCAATCGTGCGCCCTCTCCGATCTCGGATGCATACCTTTTCAAATAATACTGTTGCTCTGCCTCAATTGAGTCATCACATATCTTCTGGATGAATTGGTTGCCCTTAGCACCTGTGGGGATGTAGAGGCTGATAGAATTTGGTTTAAAACTTTCCAATTTACTCAACCTACATGCAGGGGACAATAACCTTGAGTACGATAAGGCCATAGATTTGAATATTCTGGAGTCTTTCATATCAGGACCATCCCATTGTGCCGTTTTTGATGTAGGCACCCCTATGAGATATATCTGATACGGTTTCATTTGACTGCTGACTGCATATGAGATATAATGATCGTACGTGGGAAGGTGTTCAGTTGTGATACTGTTGTATTCATAGATCGACAGCGAGTTGATACGCAAGCTGTATGAGAGATTGTTCTCCTCTAAGAAGAGCAGCAAATCCAAAGCATTTCTATCCGATGCGCCGGTGAAAGAGACATCAATATGGATAAAGTCAAATTCTGTAAGGAATTTTAGTGTGGCCCCATTGAATATATCATAATCCGGTCTGAAGTTGATTTCAGGATGATAATTCAATCTTGTGAATGTGTCTTCACGTGAGAACGAATGAACCGATAATCCAAGATAGTTTGCGGCGTAAATCCCGTCTCCTCTTCCGGCTGTTAGATCACAGATAGACATGGTTTCATCTATAATGCCCTGGGAAAGCAGAGTGCGGAAAAGAGCAAATTGTGCTCCCAATGAGTCCGATCCCGTATGGCTAGTAAAACACTCGGGAGATGCGCCTGAGACACTACATAAGTGAGCATATTTGATTAAAGGATCTGCTTGCTCTATTGTAGCTAAGGCACTCAAAGGTAGTTCGTCAAGAATGTATTCTATCTCTTCCAATGCAGACGGAAATGCTTCTTCTCCAGTTAACGGTGTCCAGGCCGGCATGCTGGGTAGTGTTTCGGGAACTACTATGTCTGCGCATGTCGCATCAGAACAAATTGCGCGTAGGCTTTCAATGATATCAGTCATCCTTGTTTCCACTACTTTTTCCACAAATTCGAATCCTAGTATCATTAATCTCACTTGAAGTTCAGGGTTTACGATCATCAAGGATAATCTTGCCAATCCTGTTTGTAAGAATTCTGATACTGCAGACTCTGTGTCGACTGTCAACTCTTGGTTGATCCTTTGTGTTTTGAAATGAAAGGTCAATATGTACTCGTGGATTAATGATTGGGCCAGATTGAATCTATGTTCTTCGTAACTAGATAGGAGGGCTTGATATTGTGACAATCTAATAGAAAGGCGTGAAGAATGTCTTCTATTTTGAGAAATTGCAGAAAACCTCTGTACTAATAACTGGAATTCTGTATCATTTGGTTGATTCTCTGTGATGGCATCCAGGCACTGAGTCTGAAGAGATAGCATCACCTTGTTAGCCTTATCAACAGTTGTTATCCTGCTCCGTTGCTCCATTACAGTTACCAGTCTCTGTGCTATTTCTTCTTCTTCTGTGAGTTGCAGATGTATCCTCCACTTTGGATCAATTTTGTTCAGTTTCATAATTAAGGGCTTCCAAAGGTGGGTGTCAACTGAGTCTGACTTGATGAACATGTAGTCCTTGTCTAGATCGCGTGAATACCTCAAGATTATATCATTTACGTAATTTTTCCCTACTTGTTCTGCACTCAGTTCTTCTGCTAATGTCGGCATGAGTGCCCAATCATTAACGTTCTCCTCATGTAGGTATGAGTGAGATAGGTATCGGAATCTTGGTTTCGATAATACATGTCCTCTTATGTCGCTATAGCACTGGAATACTTTTTTCACCTCCCACGAACTGTATTTTGGTAGTACGAATTGAACATCTTTTATGCCTGTAAGTTTGTTGAACCCATACCTAATGACTAGTCGTCGGAGGGAGTCATATTTATCTTTTACTATTGCAATGATCAGCAATCTCATGCGCAGATAATCAAAATTGATGTTGCTGTCAACTAAACCCATCATGGTAATCAATCGTTGGCTCATTTCTGTGGTGTAATGCAAAGACCGATTCATTTCCGATCGTATGTATGTTGCTGTGCTGAATCTGATGTTTGGGATTCTATGTAATATTTCTCCGCCTGTCTCAGCCGGGGCAAAATGAAACAATTCCTGAAATGTTTGTCTGGTGAGAGTAGATAGAGAGAGGTTGCAGGCTTTCAAAATATCGAGTCCTTCTAGCTCATTTCTTGGTAACGCCATCAAATTGTGCTTCATGAGAAACCATTTTGTTACTGCTACCAGCTTTGCAGCTAGGAGTTCTTCCTTGTTGCCCAATAATCTGTCGTTGTCTAGAAGTTCCCCTTTGTAGAGGACCTCATTCCCAACTTTGGGATCATCGTAGACTCGGATGCCATTCCGGTAATGTGTTGGTGCACACCGACGTACAGTGATTAATGCTGCCGCTAGATCTACTTCAGTGATTTTGTCATCATATAATACTTCCTCTACTTCGATGAACGAGATCTTGGGGAACATGGTTACTTTTCGTGTGAGAAGGCATTCTATTATATCAGACTTGGCTTCAAGATTGAAAAAATATGTCCGATTAGTCATTGATCCTGTTCGGATATTCTCAATGGCTCTATGACAGAGTGAATTGCGTAGTCTTGTGATATTTTTCACCTTCGTCAGTAATCCGGAGCTGGTTTCTATTTTGCTAATCAGCAGATCTATGAAGTGGATTGAGGTATTTTCATGATAGAACTGAACAATCCGTGCATGGAAGTTATTCCTAAATATCTCAACAAGTTCCTGAGCTAGTCCTTCACGATCGTCTGATAAATCGAACATCTCTTTGATTTTACGATTCACCGTGAATCGTCTAACCATGCTTTTGATGGATTGTTGTACGCTAGTGGTGGCAGGGCAGATCCTCTGGTCGGATGGCCAGGTGTTCGTGACCACTCTATCCTCCAAAGTGTTTTTGCTATCTTCCATTGCCACACTTAACGCTGTAGACAAATATTTTAGGAAATACTCGCTATTGCAGGAAAACTTGTGCGTCCAAAGATGGAGATAGTGCAACGATTTCGACATACCAATGCTATGTCCAGATAGCATCAGATTTAGATGGAGTGAAGCACCTAAACCCCCTATCGATGTGGGTAAATACGTCCAAAAGAATAGGAGGTCCTGGAGAAATTCATCGTATACCTGTAGATAAAGCACCCGATCAGGGCTATCGACGAGCCTTGATTCTGCTATTCCCACACCATAGATGGAGGCTAAGGCAGTTCGCAGCAGATTGTCATTCATATGATTTGTATTCCGATTGAGATATGCCGCGATGTCGTTCTTTGCTGCTGCATATAGGGACGAGTCTTGTGTCAAATCTAATAACGATTGTTCCTGTTTTGAATAGTAGAGCAAATTCGATAGCTTCTCTGGCAATTCCTGAGATGAAACCATACTGTCATCATGGAGATGTGAGAGTATCATGTGAGGCATACGGCAGAGTAGTAACCCCAACTTGTAATTCTTCAGATAGGCACATGCTTCATGGTGATTACTCAATTCCATGGCAGATGAAGCAGATGAACAAATTCCTGAAACCTCTAGTTCGTCTGAGATCAACACTGCATTGTTACCCGCGCTAACAGATATGAGACGTTTCAATGTTGAATCAGCCCTCACCCCATCAGCATAGTGTTGTCTCAACATGGTGATTCGATGTTTCGATAGATTCGTTTGAGAATATTTGATTGTCATTCCAAATTTTGTGCAGTGTTTCATAATTTTTGAAAATACGGATTGAATCATCGGTTCAGATGATTGTTTTATCTTCACAATTGCATTCACATCATCAGAGTATACCATTATGGTTTTCACATCCACATCTGTCATGATCCTTAGAAGCTTCATCATAAGTGTTGTATGCAAGGTCCAAAATGGATTCAACCACCCTTCTATACCGCCATACTGACCGTGAGACTCAAGGACGTTGTCCAGATATTCATCATAGTGATAAACAGTGAGTTGTGAGAAATAATGTGCCAAATCTCCCCATCCATCATAACCAAACAGATTCCCCAAGAACTCGGCTAATTCATGTGTATTCTCATATTGCATTGATTGGTTATGTCCTTCAATGTCTAGGAGAAGTGAATAGTTGTCAGGTTGTGATAGTTCCCGTGCTGCTTCATGAATCAGAGCCTTTCTCTTCTTGTCAGTGGGTGTCATCAATTGTTCGTCAAAGTATGACAATGCTTTCTTCATACGTGCTGCTACTAAACTCAATGCATGTTTATTACTGAGTTCCCCATTAGCGAATAATCTCGCCTCGTATTTCTGTTCCCGTTCCTTTTCGATCAATCTTGCTGGATCTGACATCTCTTCCGCAGTCTCTTTCTGATGTGTTCTTCTCACGCACCGTGCTTTTGGTCGAATAGTCCTACCAGCGAAGAAATCCTTCAACTGATAATTTTCAGTTTCAATAACTTGTAGTAGCTCCTTTCTGCTATCTCCTGGTCCGAATGAGATTTTTGATTTCAGGGCGCCCTTGTCCTTTGCGAACTCTAGAGGGTCATCTGTCAAGGTATTATCCATGCAATTGAATATCTTGATTTCATCCCACCAGCTGAGGGGTAAGGATTCTATTCTCTGAGTGTCAGATCTACTACCATATGTCTCAAGCATCTTGACCTTTGCTGGTGGCCCTATTATTTGCGGTATCATTTTGTGCCTTTTTCTATATGCGGTGAAGAATTGAAGTTTGGCTAATCTTGTCAAATTTTTAACAGCATGATGATCAACTTGACGTTTTGTATGCACTCGTTTCAGGAATTTCAGTACACCGGCTTCGGCATTCACCTCTGCGTAAAATATCAGTTTGTGTAGTGCGGATATTTCCTGGAGGTGTGTGCGGGAGAGTTTGCATCCTTCTGTTATGAATTTGCACAGGAAGGATTTTTCTGGGTAGACAAAACTCATTCTTCTGAGGAGGCTCAGTGGTAATCCCATGTCATATGTTACCCCAGATATGATTTGATCTAGCTTCCACAGTTCTTCAATTGCTTCTAGTATAGGTTTCCAATTCATTGCAAACTCTTCGTCATAATCAGACATATTGAGTAGGAATCCTTCCAGAGTCTTCATGAAATCAACCTGTTCTTTATGATGGCCCTCGTGCTCTGCGAATTCTATCATCAGCTTGAACATCTCTACAGCCCATGCATACTCTTCACAATTCTTCAGTACGTCGAGATTGTTCAATATATCGGCTATCGTAAATATATAGTCAAGATATGATGTTGGGCCACAGAACCAATAGTTTAGAGCCTCATGATACATTCTGAAATGACCACCGCAGGCCATTATACAAAAGCGATTTGACTTCCGATTTGACTGGTATATGTATACCCCATTGGAGAACATTGTGTACGTTGCTTCATCACTGGAATTCTGGACTCCTTTCACGTTGAATAATGGAAAATTTGATTCTTTTGCTATATGTACCCGTAATCGCTGAATCATGATGATAAAAGAAGTATACTTTGAGACATTGGACACCGCGACTTCGAATGGGATATCATCATTTGCACTAATTGAGAGGTCATGTCTTGTTGCACGTTTTGCAAATGACAGCGTCGCTAGATTGATAAGATCTTCCCGATGAGAATATGATTGACGCCCACATCTCTTTAAGGAATCCATATCAAATCGCAGTTCCCCACTAGGGATTACTTCTGCCTTGACACAATCTCCAAAAACTTTGTTCAGTGTGGTGAGTTGTGAGTAATGGTGACCGTGGATAATATCCTTATCCCCTGCAAATGTTCCCTTACACAATTCGTGCAATTCTTTTGGATAAGGTATTAAAGGACTAGACAATCGTGCTGGCAAGCGAACATCCGTGGGTTTTGAGACAAATGATTCCTTCTTTTTCAATGGCGTGTCCATAACTTCTATCTCAGGGACAACGTACTTTACGCTTGCATCCTCCAATGAAGCAGCTTGGAGATGTTTTTCCAATTGAGGGGATAAGTATTCTCGATAAGGTGATTCTTTAAGAATCTGATAGTAAGCCATGATCAGGTTTAGGATTTGATAAATCGGAGATGGTTTTTTTACTGGTTGTTCAGCATTGCTTATCCATGCAAGGGGTGTGCTATTAATACTCTCCCCAATCCCCAGCATCTCTGTTTTGACGGAACTCTTCTAAATCAGCTGCTACATATAACAAGAACATGGTGAAAGGATAGTTTCGGTTTCGGTGTTTGATATCAAAGCTGCGAACCTGAATGGTGCTATTTTGAGCAAGTCCAACAGCTATAAGATTGTCATCGAGTAAGTTTCTGAAATACATGTTATATTCAACATAGTACACCCTGCTTTTTCTCTTTAATTCACTCATCAATGAGACAACGTTGATGGTCAAAGGTAGACATTCGGCATCGAATACCTCGAATTCGATAATTAATTCGTCCCAGTCCCTGCTGAAGTCACGGCGAAGTGTACAATTGATAGTTTCTCCGGTGATTCCTGTGACTTGGATGGTCTCCATGTTATAGTAATATGGCTGAGTTAATAAGGTGTCTATGGTCTTGTTCAATTTAGTTTTTTATAAAGAGAACAGATCGGAGATCAATTTACTTTACATATTGTGCATATTGAATAGAACAGCACTATTCATGATTTTCAACAGGGAGTGTAGACATCCAGGTTCTGATAACATCCTGGAGGTGAGATTCAACCTCAACGTTAGTGTTAAAGAAATGAACGTCTGGCCCTGTCAATTTGGCATAGTCATAATCATTGGTAGATTTACCTCTCTTTTTCAAATTTTCGCTCCATTGATGTTCAGTCAATTGTACCTTTGTCAACAAAGTACTTCCGAGCAGTTGACCGACAATGTCTGAGGGGACCATGACAATCCAGAAATTCCCTATTAATCTAGAAAGGATACGATCTGCCCATTGACGGTCGTATTTTACCCAGTTTCCAGTTTCTCTGGCAATTGTTCTCAGGGAAGACAATTCCGCATCTCCTCTATAGTTGTAGATGGTATCAGCCTCCACCAGATCAGGTATTTTGTTGTGATGATGACTTTTGCCGTGACCAGGTGGCATGACAATGTGGGCAATGTACATCATTTTTGGAATGCTGAAGTAATACTCACGTTTATTGAGCAGATGGCTAACCAACTGTTATTTTCTCTGAGCTTTTCTTC